GTGTCCCGGATAGATGAAACAGAGCGGGTAAAGTTCCGTCTCGCGCATCGTTATACGCCAGTCATTGCTCCGGGTGGTAAAAAAGAAATTGCAGGATTCATTCAAGAACTTCAAAGAAAATATATCAGTCCCCATATTTCGAAGACGTTTAAACTCTTTCTTGGAAATTCCCCCTTTCCAGGCTGTAAAAGACAGGTTATATTCTTCTTCCCCCTCATTAACCACATGTATAGTTACTTTGGCCGACAAACCGGAAACGGCAAGCAGAGGATCCGTATTATCCGGTAAAATCTGTGTACTTGCTATTCCGGTTTCGACAATCTCGGCTATATTAACACGAAATTCCCCGATTCCGTTTCCTTTGAAAATTTCCTCATTATTCATTCTGATACTGTATGTTGCCATAGAATAGGATGATACAGACAGAAAAATAGGATTACGCGTAAAGGCATTTCCCGTCGGATATATGTTCACCTTTAAAGCTTCGTCGCTGGCACTCATTGTATTGCTGTTTTGGTTACGATAAAACTTCCGATTAACTCATGCTGCGCCTCCAGAGAGGATATAAAGCGGTCCCTGGCAGCCGAAGGGTTTACCATAAACTTATAAAAGTCCGTAAGCCGGCCCGTATGGTTTTCCTTCCAGAAATTATAAAGCTCCGTTACCTGGGTGGTACACGGGGCAAGTACGATGTTATTCTGCTTTTCCATGGTGCAAAAGTTGGGTTTATGAAAGGAAGAATAAAGGACGGAATTAACCGGAATATACAATAGAGATGAACTCCCCTATATACGAAAGGGTATATGTATGGTCAAAAGTTCCGGTAGTTGCTTCCGGATCATCTTGTATATAATTTATATTCACTCTTAACTGGAACTGATAATTCCGTGTTAACGTATCATTTTCAGAAGTGGGCGGATTTTCTATTATATAATCATCCGTACCGGGATTTATAAAACCGTCCGTTATGGTCCAAAAACGGTCATTAACAATGGTATATCCCGAATTTCTAAAATCATCCAATATTTCCTGCTTTTTATTTTTTTGTACTTCCGCCTGGGTATTACGAACCAGTTTCCAAACATATAAAGTACTGCCGAAATCTTTAATATAATGTTCTTCATCAAGATTTAAGGGAGCTATTAACCGAAGTGTTCTCAGTGTCAGATCAACAGGTACATTCTTATTCGCTGGAAGTGAATAAGAAAATCCGTCAAAAAGCAAATACTGGCCCCGCAGGGCTACAGGTGTCAATATATCCATACCCATAAGCTGGTGGACCGGTAACAGAACATTCGCTTCTACCTGGTTGAAAGAGTGTCTTATTATAGCATCATATTTTTTCCAGAAGTTTATAAACAGGCCGTTTTTATATTGAAACAAAAGTGATATCGTATGTTTACTTCCGTCTTTTAATACGACTTCCTCACCCTCGGAAGTATAGGGTAGTACGGAACCGAAAGGATATTTACTATTCTGTGAGGATGTAAAAGCAAACACAAACGATAAGGGCGTTTCTACTTTTTCCGAATCTTCATCATCATTATTGGAGGATGTTTTAAGATATGTATAACGGTGAACGTAATCGGCCAGATATTGAGGGGAAAGAATATCATTCGGGGCAAAATCCATTGGAACGCATTCGTCGTCGCTTGTTAATTCGTTATCTTCGATATTGTCGGTTTTCCGATCCCAGGAAAAGAAACTCGATGAAGAATAAGTAAGGCGTTTGTTGTCTTCATCCCATTTGAACCACCGCCCCGTCGTTTCCTCATAATTTAGATGTATCACCCTTTTGGTAATGTCAACTTTCGCCAGTCTGGCCACTTCCTGATCCTTTAAATAGTCTTCAAACCGTTCAACAGAGGGAGCCGCACCGGTAAAGGAAGTCTTGGCCGATAACTTCATTTGCCGGGCCGTTTCGTAAGTTATTAAAGGTTCGTCCGTCAGGCTACGGGACAAATCAATGTCCGGAACATCATCCACAATATCCCGGATCAGTCTTAACGTGGCTGTTTTCGTATCGGAAGAAACATTATAAACCAGTCCGAAACGCACATGCAAGGCGTTTAAAAAATCCTCTACTGTGCAATCCGGCATCAAATCGGCATAAGAAAGTTTTCCTTTAACACAACAGTCGGCAGCATTATTCAATATTACCAGGTTAGAAAGTTCCTTGTTCGTCTTAAAAGGATTTTCGGTTATGGTATATCCAAATTCGGAAAAAACAAGTTCCAGCACACGCCATACATATAAAAAAGCCGTTACGCCGTAACCTTCCGGAAGTGTTACGGCAGTCGGAGTACCATTTACCAAAAAAGTTTCTGTTCTTGCTTGATAACGTAACCGATAAACTTTGCTTCCTTCTGAAACAGGTGTGATATAATTCAGGTATTTGGGGTAAGACTGGTTATCTTTTGAATCGTTACCGGTCATAATCTGAAATACGGCATAATCAGCCTGATAACCTCCCAATACTTGTTGCAAATGCACACAAAGAGAATTAACGCTGTTATACTCCTTCACTGGTAATGTAATAGCATTTAATTTTTTTGCTTTCCATGCGCTGTAGGCTTCCGAATTGTCAAAGCCGATATTAAGGGTAATACCTTCTTTTTTACCGGCGGAAACAATATTTATCTTCCCGGTACGTTTATATGCTCCGTCCAATATCGTACATGCCTGATCTTCATTCATCGGCTTTATACCCATGTCGAGACGGTGAGCAAAACCGGTTATTTTAGCATTGTTGCCGGTACATGGAACCGTAACCGGTACGGTTTGCGATCCCCGGTCGTTCATGACAGGGGATTTTTCATCAATCTGTACGGTAAAGTTACCCCCTAAATCCAGATAACCTTTGTTCGTCTTAATCTTTAGCATAATGATTACTTATTTTCCGCGTGTAAAGGTGTCGCGGGCGTTATCTATAGTTTCTTTGGCCTTCTCCAAATCCTGATAAACGATATAGGCCTTTATCAATTTGATAGCCTCACAGGAGGCGCGCAGCTCCTTTGCCGCTTCCAAGAACTCCCGGTAGGAAGAATCCCCTGCATAAGAGGTAACGTAACCGCCTTCCGCATATTCACCCGGATTCTGTGGCAACGGGTTCGCATTGGTACGCTGCCGCCTGATCGCTTCGATAGTGCTAACAGCGTCGATTACTTTAGGATTATTCATTTCCGGCTGTGGTACCACATATTCTCCCTTATGAACAACGCCGGCCACTTCATAACGCCCACCGGGACCAGTGTAACCACCTTCCGAATATCCACCACCGGAAGAACCGGAAACAACACGTTCAGCCGTGGCGGTCTTGCTGCCGGTAGTGTTTTTCAGGGACATGTTTTTAATTCTGTCCCGTTCTGCTTTGGCCGATGCAAGCTGGGCCACACCGGTAGCCGCAAGCATTACTGCAGCAACGGTTCCAGCGATCGGCCCGAGGTCCGCGTACGCCTTCATAATCGAAACGGCCGTATCTGCTATGATCTGGGAACACTTGATAGCAAAGTTTACATCCGCATACTTCTTTTGAATTTCCAGTTTCTTATTTTCCTTCTCTTCTTCCAGGGCGGCAGTATCTTCCCCGTTGTTCTCGGCTTCCTGTATGAGAACATCGTATTTTGCCTCCACTTGGTCGATTTCGGCCTGTTGAATAGCTTCCACCATGGAAGAGGAAAGGCCGGAATAATAGTCAAAGTATTTTTTAGCGTTATTCATCTGCATTTGCAGCTTTTTACGCTGGTATGTCTTTTCGTCTATTAATTCCTGATCGTGCAGATTCTTTAACAGGGCCAGTTCATTCTGGTATTCCTGTGCCCATGATACGCCGATCTGGGATTGAATCTGATATAAACTATTCTGATAATCAAATTCAAGCTGGCTAATTTCCTGCTGTTTCTGTTTCTCCAAACCAACGGTAGAAATCCCCGCCTGTCTCGCTATCTCAATTATGGCATTATAAGTAGTTTCTACATCCTGAACCTGCTTCCGGTATGCCTCCTGCATACCGGTTATTCCTATCGGAACGGAAGTTATTTCACGTACTTTTTGAGCAATGGCCGCCTGGTCACGTAGTAGCTGCATCTCGGTTTCACGCACGGCGTCGGCCGCTTCCGTAACAGTATCTATACGTTTTTGTTTACTGGTGATCTCCAGAGCGTTTACATCATCCAGGTAAGTACGGTTTATCTCCAGGAGTTCTGCGGCGTGCTCCGCTTCAACTTTCAACATATAGGCGTCGGCGGCTTCCTGCGTGATACTCCGGTTTAATACTGCTTTTTCCATGGTGTCCTTCTGGACGTTGTAATAGGCGGTTTCAATCTTTAACCGTTCGTCCCGTTTCTCCTGTACCAGTTTTATACGGGCGTCCTCCTGCTTGCCGGTTTCCGTAAAAATGGCCGTCTGTGCTTCTGTTTCGAGCTTGTGGATTTCATCGAGTAACTTCTTCTTCTGGGCCGGTGTTTTTGCTTCCAGCTTCTGGAGTGCGTCGATACGTTCCCGGTAATAGCGAAGGTTTTCCGCTGTTCCTTCGAGAATGTATTGGGCTTCCGTCTTATTTTCCTTTTCCCGGTTCTCTTTGATTAGAAGCATACGTTTTTCATGCTCGATCTCCAGAGGTTTTAATGTAGCGTCCGTTTCTGTATTTTTATACTCCCCGGCTGCCGCTTTCTTTTTGACCTTCCCCAGTTCGTTTAAACGTTTTATTTCGGTGTCGATACGTTCTATTTCCTTGTTTTTCTTGGCGATATTCGCTTCGCTGTCTTCCGTCCACTGTTCCTGAACCTTTTTCTTTTCGGCCTCCAGTTTCTTTATAAGGGATGTTTCAGTATTTATATTTTCTTTATTGGTTCCGGTTAATGAAGTGGCCGTCGCCTCTGTTCTTAAGATATCATTATTGATCTGGGCGATTGCTGATTCTATACCGGCCAAATCCTTCTGTGTTGTTTGTAGAGCTTTCAACTGGTTAGTCTCTTTTTCTGTACCAAATAAACGGCTTATTTTAGCGGTAAGACTGTTCCGGTTATATCCTGACAATGTATTTTGCTGGCGGGTGTCCCAGTAAGCGTCGCTTTGCTCTGATTCCTGGCTTTCAAGATTCCTTTTTTTCTTGTACAATTCTTCCAGTTCCTCCTGGTAAGCTTTCAACTTGATTTGTTTTTCCAAGGAAACTAAATATTGATCTATGGCCTCCTTGTTGTTGTTTATGAGCCTGCCTTCTTCATTCAATTCCGCATTATAATCCGGTATCAGTTCTTTTAATTCCGCAAGCCTTTGTTTACGGGTGTAGTTGGAAAGGTTCTCGTCATTAATAGCAGCTACAAGAGTTTTTATTTTTGCTTCCTGGCTGGCATATTCTTCATTCACTTTCTTTACGACTTCCTGGTGGGCCTTCATCGCCGCCGAAGCCTGTTCCGTCTTCTTTGCAAGCTGGTAGATAGCAACACCGGCTGCCACGAGTAACGCGAGCAGGGCCGTATATGGATTCTTCAAAAGTTCGATCCTCATTAACCGGAGTGCAGCGGTACATCTGGTAGTATTCTTGTGTAATAGTGCCTGGGCTGCCGCATAAGTCAGAGTAGCCGCCCGGCTGATATAAAGCTGTAC